TGCAGGTGGGAGCTGACCAATCTTGACTAGAAAGTCAGCTTGCTCCTTTGTCCAATCGTCCATCGATTAGCTCCATTCCGTTAGGGTACTTACTGCAATATCGCAGGTAAGTAAATCGCCTTGTAAGCCAGTCGTAACGCTTGGAGCGCTGACTGACCCGATGCGGTACTTGATTGATGATGCGGCAAGCTTCTTAAATACTGCCACGACCATTGTTTCAATACCGTTGAGATTGCCTTCATTATCTAGAAAAGGCACAAATACCATTATTCTAAAGTTAGCCATAGGTGCAATAGTGTCGTACTGATTATTAGATGGCTCTATGTATGGATCAGCAGGAGTCACGATAACGCTATTAGCAATAGGCGTAGCTGGTGGGTAGCTAAATACCTGATACAGAGTGTTATCTACTAGGGATGCCGCTATAGAGGCTCTGAGGGTTGATATAGCCGCCATTAGCCCACCATTGAGCGAGGGTCTAGGTAAGGTGCTATTAAGCCTCTTACGCGGGCGATGAGCTGAGAACTCATAGCGTACATATTGCCGATAGAACCATCTGGGTTCATGCCGTTGCCTGAGTTAGTTTGTCGGCTAGTCCAGATAGAAATAGAAATCATAAGGGAAGCTTCTTGGATAGCTGGAACTGTTGCAGGATCTAAATATGTTTCAGCATTAAGTAAGCCGTAAGGATTTACAGGGTGAAACGGAGTGACCGCATTATTGTTGCCAGAGATAGCATAAGTAATTGTTTTCTCGCCTACGGATGTGATTGTCTTGCTGCCGTTGTGCTTTGACCCTGAACCGCTGATTACTACGGTCTGACCAATATAAAATGTTTCCTGCACGTTATCTTCAAAATAAGATGTGCCTGTGTTAGCAGTATTGCTATGCCCGATGATGCTTGTAGTGTTAGCCCATATGAAAGGTAATAGGACATTATCAGCGGCATCACAAACACTTTGTAGTGTTGCGTCCGAATAGAGGGTGCCTACTCCAAGCGCTGAGCGGAGCTCTGCTACTGTTGTTAAAGACATTCTCTATCCTTTCATAAGAGCTGGGAGCAGGAAGGGCACCTGCCCCCAGCCGTTCTAATGGTTGTCGATTACGCTACTGCGAAACGACGTACGCCCTTACCGGACTTCGCTACATAAAGTGCAAGGTATCCGTAAAGGTTAATCTCAATCTCGCCTGATGTAAGGACGTTAACGCGGAGCTGAGTTGTTGGGCTCTCCCACGCATAGACTGAAGATGGAGCAACGAGGAACGCAGAGTCATCTGAGATTCCTGATGCTGAGATGTTGTGGTCGACGATAAGGTCAGTTCCAAGAACTCCACCGCGAACAGATGTAGCTACTGCGTTACCTGATGCGTTGTATGTTGGGCCTTGTGCTGAGTAAAGTGCGCGACCTGTTGTGTCTGCGTAGCCAGCGATAGCTGCCCACTGATCTGTTGAAGCAACGAGCTTGTTAGCGAAATCGCCACCTGTACCCTTGTAAGCTGCTGCGCCTTCTACGGCGATGAAGCTCTGGAGTCCAGCTGCGGTTGTTGCTACGTTTGTTGCTGCAGTTCCAGCTGAGATGAACTTAGCGATAAGAGCTGCGTCTGTTGCCTTCTCATATGCCTTGCGAAGCTCTGCCATCATGAGTTCCATGAACGCAGGTGATGAACGATCTACGAGCTCGAATGAAACGCGCTGCAAACCTGAGAACTTCTCGACTGTTACTGTGTCGTAAGCTGAGGTCATGCCTGTTTCTGATGGAGCTGAACCTTCGTTTGTGTCTGCAACTGTTGGAGCTACATCCGCTGAAGAAGCGTTTGTGTAGAGGCGTGGAACTGTGAAGCTCATGCCTGATTCTGTAAGTGCTTGACGTGTTACTGCTTCAAAAGCTGGACGGCCTGTGAATGTATCAGTAATGAATGTGTTGAGGTGCTGAGGAAGGGGCAAAACGTGGCAAAGCTAAAGGTAACAAGGGCAGATAACTCAGTAACAGAGTTTGAGATAACTCCAGTAATTGAGTACGCCTTCGAGCAATATGCCAAGAAAGGTTTTCACAAAGCCTTGATAGAAGATCAGAAACAATCTGATATCTATTGGATTTGCTGGGAATCAATTCGCCGTTCAGGGGAAGCCGTCAAGCCATTCGGCGAAGGTTTTCTAGAAACAATTAAGGGAGTCGAGGTTCTCGAATCTGACCCTTTAGGCTAGACCGGAACTCCGTTACTTATACCGCCGCAAGGTTGTCGTATGAGTACGGGGTTCCGTTCGAGTCAATAGTCAATTTAAGCCCTATGGCTTTTAAGGCACACGTAGAAGTATTAAAGGACTTAGCAAAGGAGCGCGACAATGCCAGCAAGCGTTCAGGGCGCTCTCGAGCTTCGTAAAGCCATGCGTAAGTTTGAGCCAGAGCTAGCTAAGGAAACTCAGAAGGAGATTGCTGGCCTTCTCAAGAGAGTAGTTAGCAAAGCTAGAGGATTCGTACCAAGCCAAGCCCCACTATCTGGCTGGGGCAATAACGTTGGTTTATGGTCAGTTCCATTCAAAAATGGAGAAACTCGCGTGTATAACGCTGGAACCATAAAGCGCGGTATAGGTTACTCAACTACTCCATCAAAGCCTAATAAGCGTGGCTTTAGATCGCTAGCATCTGTATTTAACAAGAGTGCTGCAGGTTCTATTTACGAAACCGCAGGAAGGCTTAACGCACAGGGTCGGCCACCAGCTAAAAGAACTGTTGCATATCGTAACGGTGAAGTAGTTTCTGCGTGGCAGTCAGGCAAGGACATAAACACATCTGCCAACCCTAATGCTGGTAAACAGTTCATCAATGCGATGGGGCCAATGTATGTAGCCAAGCGCCAAGCGGGGCAAGGTGGTCGAGTAGGCCGCAAGATGAATGGTCGCTTAATCTTTAGAGCTTGGGGCGAAGATGAAGGCCGTACTAATGCCGCAGTTATTAAAGCAATTGAAAAGTCCATGTCTAAAGTTCTCACATTAACTAAAGGCAACAACATTAACTTTAGGGGTCGCTAATGGCGTTCGATACTAACCTAGCCGTCAGAATTGCCACAGTCCTAGATGCAACAGGATTACGCAACGCTGATAAGGGAATCAAAAGCCTTGAGAAAACTACCAAGCGTTTAGGCCGTACTCTCGGCATCTCGCTATCAACTGCCGCAGTCGTGGCCTATGGCAAGGCATCCGTTAAAGCCTTTGCAGAGGATGAAGCAGCCGCTACTCGTCTAGCCAATGCAGTAGATAACTTAGGCATCTCTTTTGCTAACCCAGCTATCTCAGAGTTTATCGCTAATCTAGAAGCTACCGCTGGAGTCGCAGACGATGTACTCCGCCCAGCCTTCCAAGCTTTACTTACACAAACTGGATCACTTACCCAGTCGCAGAAGCTTCTTAACGATGCGATCACAATTAGCAGAGCAAGCGGGGTTGATTTAGCTACTGTTGCTTCAGACCTTGCTAAAGGTTATGTGGGCATTACTAGAGGGCTCCAGAAATACAACACAGGTTTAAGCAAATCAGAGCTACAAACAAAATCATTCTCAGAGGTATTAGGTATTCTTTTGCAGCAGTCATCTGGCGCTGCTAATGCCTATCTTGCTACTACATCTTTTAAGTTTGATGTTCTTACTATTGCAGCTGGCAACGCACAGGAAGCTATCGGCGAGGGGCTAGTCAATGCCCTTGCCAGAGCTGGTGGTGGCACAGAAGCTAAGGATGCCGTAGCTACAATTAACGCTATCGCTAAGGGAATCAATGCAATCACCCTAGCCGTGGGAACTGCCGTAGGCGGTTTAACCAGCCTTTTCAATCTAGTCAAGAACTTGCCAGGAGATGTATTCGCAGGGTTTGTAGGAGCTCAAGGCGGCATCAATAGCCAACCTCAGCCAGCCCCTAAAGAGAAAGTCGTTCCTTTATCGGCTCAGCAAAAGGCTTTAGCCAAGCTTGAGAAAGATGCAGCTATTCGAGCCAAGAAGCTTGCAGATGCTCAGATTAAAGCAACAAAAGCTTTAACCGCAGAGCAAAAGAAGCAAGCTCTAGCCAAGAAGCAGTCGGCTCTATTTGACTTGGAGCAGATTGGACTCGTAGCCGCATTACAGGGCAAGCTATCTAAGGAAGAACAAGATCGTGTAAAGCTTCAGCTGGCTTTGCTTACAGGCAATACATCAGAAGCAGACAAGCTATCCCAAAAGATAGCAATGACTATTGACTCTACTGGAGCTCTTGCTAGATCACTTAAAGATTTACCAGATGCTAATAACCCATTCAAGAACTGGGATGCTTACCTAGATGCCGTACTGGTTAAGGCTAAGGAAGTAGCTAGACTGGGCTCAGGCGGTACAGGCGGCTCAGCAGTCGTACAGACAAACGCCGTATCGACAACAGTATTTAACTCTATAGGTTCAGTAGATGCCAGCACTAAGACCGCTGACGAGGCTCGTAGACTCTATGGTGGCATGGGTTCATCTCAGCCTATCGTCATTCAGATTGATGGCAAAGAGATTGCTTTAGTCGTACAGAATCAAGGACTACAAGGTAACAACCCTATTATCAACCGTCTAGGTGGCGGCTGGTAATGACTCTACCTGCCAATATAGCGGTTTCATTCGACTTTTCGAGCGGTGCCACTTTTGGATATCCATTCACGATCGGTGACGATAAGTATGGAATTATTGGCGTATCGCAATTAGCTGGTTCTACTGTTCCTGTTCCGATTGTGGACCTTACTCCTAATGTCCGTAACATCACTATCAATCGTGGGCGCAATATCCTCAGCGATACTTATATTGCTGGCGATGCAGTCGTGCGAGTTCTCGACCCTAATGGTGACTGGAACCCACAGAACACATCAAGCCCCTATTACCCTTATCTCGTTCCACTCCGCAAGCTTCGCATCTCAGCAACAACTGCCACAAAGGATGCCTTCCTATTCTCAGGCTACACAACAGAGTATCGCTATACCTTCCCTCAAGGGCAGGAGATAGGCTATGTAGATATTTACTGTTCAGATGCCTTCAAGCTATTTAATCTAGCTCAGGTGGAAACCGTAACAGGGGCAAGCTCTACCCAGAGCACAGGCACTCGTATCGGCAAGATACTAGATCAGATTAACTTTCCATCTAACATGAGAACGCTGGCAACAGGTGAGAGCTCATGCCAAGCAGACCCAGCCACTTTGCGTACCGCTCTTAATGCCGTCAAGAATTGCGAGTTCTCAGAGCAGGGAGCCTTCTATATTGATGGTTCTGGTACTGCCGTGTTTAAGTCACGTAACCAAGTC